ATCATCTCGTAGGTGATCTCATCACTGAACCACTGACGGTTATTAGCCCAACCAGAAAGCTCGATCGCATCGAATGTTCCGCTTGCATACTGGTCAGCTAGCATATTCGATATCTGACGGTAACAATCTCTCAGAGCATCGATACGCGGCTCGATGACCGTCTGGATACCCTGCCTCAAAGTATTGATAGCGAACCCAGAAAGCTGGAATTCAAGCTCACCGTATACCGAGAATGGCAGCGAACCACGTTGTATCTCACCAGCTACGACACCCATATAGGCGCCAGTCTCTTTAGCTATCTCTAGCAACCCTAAAGGCTCTACATTCTCGCCCTCACCGAGACTTATCTCAGTACCAGCGCGGTACGGGTCTTCGTCTAGAGTCTTCGATCCGTCCCTGGAACGCACTATCAAGCCCTGCTTCTGGGCTCTAGCAACCATCTCCAGCATGACTGACATGGTGAAGTTATGTTTCTCGTACAGTTCCCGGTTGGAACGGAACAAAGACTCACCATAATCAGCGATCATGTCAGGATCTAGCCGGCCGTTGAAGCGTCCCTGCAAAGGTGGCTGGGCTCCGACCATACCCAGGAATACCGGTACCCGGTCAGCTCCATGTTCCTGAGGCTTCTTCGCAAACTTACCCTGGATCACCACACAGTTCTGTTCGCGGTCGTAGTAATCATAGACATCCATCCCGAATTCATCGGGGTTCTCGTTGCCTATAGTCCACTCATCAAGCTCAAACTTGGGGTATTCTGCCCGTACTTCCTGCAACGTACGCCTGGTCTTGTAGCAAGCCCAATCCAACCCACGATGACCCATACTCCAGTAGGTATGGAGCGGGTCCCACGGCATCACGCTGGCATACGTCGTCCCATCTTCTTCCTTGGCAAACAAGGCCCTGCCGGCGTACCAACCACGTAAACACATGAACCAGGCCAATTGTGCCTGCAATGGAGGCAACAATTGGTTACTCAATTCCTCGTCTACAGCACGCAACAAACCGATCAAGAACCGTTCTTTGTTATCGTTACGCTCCCGCTCCTGGAGCCGATCTCCACGATGAGGGACACGTAATACCATCCTATGAGCAGATATCCAACCGATGATCTTATCCGCATATGTCTGGGGAGCGTTGCTCGTGTAAGACTGATAACCCTCATCAGCCTCGAATGGGACTAGACGGTAGATATCATAGTCATCTTCCATCCGGTCACGCAAAGCTTCAGTCTCATCGGCGTGACGCTGGACAGCATTCATGATCTCGTCAGGATCGCAATCAGACTTAGCCATATATCATCACCAATGCCTAACCTTGATACTCTCACGATCACGTATGGACCCGTACCCGAACCGATCTACGATCCCGTATATCAAGGCTTTGACCCCGTGGTTGTACTTATCCTCAGGGGTCTGCCCCACTATATTACCATCACGGTCTGTCTTCCACTTGTATACCCGCGTCTGACCGTCAAAAGGGTTAGGAGATGCCCCTAACTCACTCAGTACACCCTCAGCTCTTGGTGATATCAGTATCTTTGGCTGACCAGAGAGCGGATCAGGCTTGAAGAAAGCCTTGAGACGCTCGGTGCCCTCGTTGATCCGCACACGCTGGCTCGCAAGATATAACCCGGTCTCCCTCATCCACACCTCAGCCGGCGCCGCCATAGCCTGATGCTGAGTACCAGCCACATCAATCGCCCCGTACTGTACGTCCTGCCACCACTCTCTAGCCTGACATACTCGGATAACCTCATCAGTAACAAGTCCTCGCTCGTAGATCTCATCTATCACACGTATCTGCTCATCTACGATCTGGATCACCTCTACCGCATACGCCCCGGCATACCCGGGGTCCATCCACAGATGCACCGGTAGTCCAGGCTCATACTTGATATCCTCCAGATGCAGATCAGCACGAAACTCCGTAAAGACTAAACCAGTCGGTGGACATGGTATCCCCTCGATCCGCTCCAAGAAGAACTCGTCCGGACTGTTATCCTTCAACGCCTGGATCTCCGGATCCTCACGTCCGCCTGGATACAAGTGATGGTTACTCCAACTAGGCAACGCGAAACTCTGCTCATCCCCTGCACCCGCTAACCACGCCGTTGCTAACTGCGGGTACCACCCCAAAGACCCCTCCATGGTCCCACTCAAGAACATCCACCCCTTCCTGGGCGCCAGACGGCTCCGTATCCGGTAGAACGTCTCATGGTCCAACTGACTAGCCTCACAGCCCACAATCCCGTTCGGGGCCCTCATAGCCAACGTGCGGGGGTCCTTACCACTCTTCGTCTCGATCCGCGTCCCGTCCGCTAACACTATCCGCCCAGGATCAACACGCTTGGTAGACTCAGCAAGAACCCCCAACGCAGCGAAATCACTCACCAAGTAATCAAACTCAGCTCGTGTACGCTCATAGTCCGCTGCTACCAACCAGTACAGCCCAGGCCCCTCTGTATCCATGAACCGGCTCAGCAGATACTTGCTCGCCACCATACTCTTCCCTGCCTGCTCACCACCACTCACAAGCACATAACGCTTACGACACTCCAGGATCCCACGCTGCAACGGCGTAGGCTCGAACTCCACCTTATCGAATAAATAATCAACAACTGTAGGCGCAAGCGGCATCAGCCTATCTCCGTCGTACCCTCAGGTATGCTCCACCCACTGATCTCTGCCCCCATCTGACGCTTCAAGAAATCCTGCACAGCCCCATCCTTGACGTTAGTCAAGAAGATCGGCGTACGCTCCCCCACATACCCGCCAATGATGTTGAAGTTGAAATGCTCCAACGCATCCTCCTCACTGGTCCCGTCCGCCATCAAGATCTCCATCACCAGGTCCTGGTCATATGTAGCTATCGGACCCGAATTGAACTGCCACCCAAACCCCACGAACGCTGCATCAAACTCATCGATGAACAACGTACCCTCGAAATCATCCCACTGTGAGAAGTACTCACACAACGTCCTGGGCTCCGCCGGCCGGCTAACTTCCTCTGCCATCCTGAGACCCCCTTTTACTGAAAAATGAACCGTCGAGGTTACCTACTAATATAACACCGTGCCTACTAAGCCGTGCCCTACCCCGGGCCGCCTGGGTGACGGAATCCGCCATCCGACCGACGGAATCCCTCCGGATTCGAGGACCCGATTCGACCGTCAATCGTCGCCCTGGTCGATGGGCTCAGGGCCCACCGGGCCCAGTGGGTCCGGATCCCTCCGGACCGAGAGCAGCTCTTGTGCCTGGGCTATCGCCCGGTCGGCGTCCGTCACAGTGGACGCGGACACCGGAGCCGTGGACGCGGACAGGGCCCGGAGCTCGGCCAGCGTAGTCCGGGCGTCCATGGGCTCGGGTGCCGTAGCCGGGCGGAAGCCGGGAACGTAGTGGTTCAAGAGGCTCAGGAGTAACACCGGAGACTGGCCCGGGCGCAGACGCTGTACCAACGACCAGGAGAGAGCCAACAGCCTATCCGCGAACGACTCCCGGGCCCCGTCCATCCTGGCAAGGAAGCCGAGCGTGTCACGCTGCCGCCAGTCGTTGACCGTACGCTTGCTTACTCCGGCCGCTTCGGCCGCGTGGACGATGCCCGGCGTCGTCTCCAGGGCCTCGAGGAAGCGGGTCTGTCTGTCCCAGACGGCCAAGTCTGTCATCGCTCTTTTTCTCTCCGGAGATGCTGCAGTGCTAGCAATCATCCGTCTCAGCTCGCTGCCCCGGTCGTCGACCTGGTCGACGTTGTCCTGGTCGACGTGGCCGAGTCCCGGGCGGACAAGGTCGAGCAGCTCGTTATCGGTGCCGCGATCTCTTTCTTTCTCTTCCATGGGCCCAGTTAACCACCAGGGCCCAGACAACACAAGGGCCCACAACGGAGGAGCTCAAGATTCAGGAAACGGACTACCGACCAAACAACCGACCCGACCCAGAACACCTGAAAGGAATTAAAACCCCTTTAAAACGGACGACATGCACGCCTAACCCCTAAAATGGCGCCCATTTCAGGGCCTCGGGCCCGGTCGACGTCAACCACCAGGGCGATGGGCCCAGAGCGTTAGCGGAGGGCCCACCGGCCCTGACCACTGTACACAGCCACCGTTACCAGCTCACTACCGTTCACTGGTAACGGTTCCCTGAGTACAGTTAACAGTAACTGTATACAGTACCTATATATA